AAGAATAGAATATGCAGCGACGAGCATATTCTTCCTGATGCACTTCCTTGAGTGGAAAGAAATTACCGCGATAGCAATCTTCGTACGACTTACCAATGTACCAGAAATGGTACAAGTCAGTCAACATTGTTCCTTCACGAATTAACTTTTCTTCAAGTTTGAGCGCATCAGTTACATATTTGGTTGGGACTGAATAACTTTCGCCATGTGAAACTCCACCAATCATCTTAAAAGATTTTGGTAGACTTGTTCTTACGAAATTTTCTCCAATCCCATCCATTTCGAGAGAGATGGTTTCGTGCGCTGGGTCATGATTGAACTTCCAAGGAAGTTTAGCGTTCCAAATCCATGCTCTATAATAGATTAATCCTGGGGCAATAGAAGTTACGTGGAAACTTTGCGGGTTTGTATCCTCAAAGATAGACCAATCGAAATCTGCGCCAACTTCAAGAGTTTCGTCGCAGTCCATCTTCATAATCCAATCACAACCGTGATCGAGTTTTAATGCTGTTTGAAGTAGATGGTCGCGATTCCAGCCAAAATTTACCCAACCTTCTTCAACTTTATACAAGTGACCAGGTAAATTTGTTTCTTGAGCCCATTGCTTTACAATATCTACTGTGCCGTCAGTAGAACCGTTGTCTTGTAGTACCCAATACTTGATATATGGCGCTACAGAATCTAACATCTTACGAATGTTTTTTGCTTCGTTTTTGAACATTGAGATCATACAGATCTTCGCGCCCTTCGGACTTTCAGCCTCAACGAAGTCTGAGAACTTTTCTCTAATCAAAGAAAGTAATTTCTCATTTTTACTAACAACACCAAGACCATAACCATTTTTCAATTTTAGTTTTGGTAAGTTCAATTCATTAAAAAACTTTTTAACCCCAAAGTTTTCTTGAGTTACTTTTGTATTGTGAAATAGTATAACACCATTTTCTGATAAGAATTTAGACCAGTTATCAAAATTTTCCTTCACAGATTCGTATGCGTGATAACCATCAATGTGAAGAATATCGATATTTTTATCCCAAGTTTTAGCGACATCAGAGAAATTACCTTCAATAATTTTAACGTTATCGATTTGCAATTTATTTAGAATTGCATACGTTTTTTCTTTTTGATCCATATGCGGACCAGTCTGAGAATCGGGTTTGAAATTATCCAGACCATATACTGTGCCAATCCCTGGTAAGGCGAATGTGAACGTAGAATATCCATAGTCGACCCCAAGATCAACAATTGTTGTTGGTTTTACTTCATTCACCAACCACTGCGCAAATGTGCTATGAGGTTTCCATGAACTTAATACAGAATCGACCAACTTCTCTTTATTTTCTTTGTTCATATTATTTACTCGTTTAAGTAATGGTAAGTTTTCATACTCAGAAAATTCAATTGGTTCTAAGTAAAGGTTTTTACCACTGTAATGATAATTGAAATAATTAGGATCGCCAGTACCAATCCAAAACTCTGGTTGATGACGTTTCCATTCTACATTTTCGTAAAGAAAACTTGGATCTAGTTTACCGATGTATTTTGCATTAGCCCACCAGAAGTTTCCAGAATAATACGATTTAGGAATTTTTTCGCTTTTTCTTATGCTGGCTTCCTTTAACCATTCAGTGCCAGCGCAATCATATTCATCTAATATCGCAACACAATCTTTCCATCTATGAACGTTGAAATATTCCATGTAGGAATTCCAAAGTTCTATGTTTTTAGGAAGTGTGTCTTTTATTTGTTCATAAAGTGCATCGCTTTTTATTTTCTCTTCACTCCAACTAGTTCCTTTTGTGTGAAGATAAAAAATTTTATAATCTTGATTCTTTACAGCAAAACGATACAAATCAAATAGCGTATCAGCTTCGGAATCAGTCTTTACATTTCTTTTAGTTTTATTAACCTTAACCAATTGATATGGTAAGGCTTGGTCACCATTAACTCCAAAATGAATATAATCCGCAGCATCATATAAGCCAGATTGCTGCAAAGCAATTATTTGTTTTTCAAATAACTGTTTCCAATGACTGGATTGATAGATGTGATAAAAGATAGCAATTTTATTGCTCATAAAAATTCTCAATTAAATTTTTACTGGATGCGGTCTTCTCTTGTTATCCTTAATTGCAACGAGCCATGCATTTGTGACTGCGATTTTATCATCCCACCAAATTGTATCCAAACGAAAATCTTGGAAGCGAATCGTATTGTTACGAATGAAGCGAGCCTTATCTTGGCGAGTATAATACCAGAAAGAATTTTCGTTCCAATAACTTACATGCGTTGGATCTTGGAATGCACCACGACCATCTGTACTTGGCACTTCAATAAACGCCCAACCACCGTCGGCAAGGACGCGATAAATTTCAGACATAATCTTATGTTTATCGTTTAAGTGTTCAATTAGGTGCGAAGCGTTTAATACACCAACACTGTTATCTGGTAATGGAATACCTTCGTTCAAATCGCAAGTAATATCGCCACCTTCTAGATCGAGAGTTTTACATCCTGCTCTAGGATTGATACCACCACCAAGATCAACAATCATTAAATTGCGATCTTTTGCGTCTTTGACTGCCAAATCCCATGCGTGCTTATGGAACAATTCAACAGTGCGTTCTTGAATTGCTTTATTACGCTCGAGCCAAGTGTTATTGCCCGTAATGCGATAAACATAAAGTGGTTTATTGATGTGATGCATCTTTGTTGCAAGATAAGTGCGAATCATCAACTCATGGTCGTCGCAAATATCCAACTTTGGATCATGACCACCAATTTGAACATAGAGATCTTTACGCCAAGCACGAACGTGATCTGGTGCGTACCAAATAAAGGCAACGCTATGGCTTGATGGTGGGAAAGAAATCATTGAATAGTATTCTTTTCCACGCCATTCAAACTTTTCATGTTCCCAACCGTAGTATGGGTTGTATGGAATAAATTCGTCTTTCATGTGCCAATTGATATCGTTACTATAAACGAAACCAACGTCAGAATCATTTTCAAATGCTTGTTTTAATTCTTCTAGGCAGTTTGGAAGGAGAAGATCGTCGTGATCGACTTCGACAAGAATGTCTCCTTCACCCTTCATGAAGGCGTTATGTTTATTGAATCCCACACAAGTATTGTTTTCGTGGCATTCATAAATTTTAACGCGAGGATCTGCTACGATGGCAGAATCAACGAGGGAGCGTGATGCTCCCCCGTTGAGCCATAATACCCATTCCCAATCTGTATAGGTTTGTTCTGTTAAACTCTGATACAGTTCAAAAAGAAACGCATTTTTTAAGTGTGTCGCGGTGATAATACTAAATTTCACAAGTCACCTCATAGTTTTTCAAAACAAAACCTAACAGATTAAAGAATTAATTACTGAGCAGCTGGAGCCTCAACAACAGCAGCATCAGCAGCTGGAGCCTCAACAACAGCAGCGTCAGCGGCTGGTGCTTCAGCAGGAGCAGCGGCTTCAGCGGCTGGTGTTTCTTCAACAACAACTGCTTCTTCCTTTGCGCCACAAGCAACTAGACCAAAAGTAACAAGACCAACAAGAATTAACTTATTCATATATATTCTCCTTTTTTTATTTAACAACACAATCAACTCTTAAAATTTAAATATGCCATAGTGAATTATGGACAACGAGGATCGCGCAGTGCACCGCCACAAATCACTTCTGCTGGCAGAGGTGGAGGTGGGGGTTCAGGACAGGTGCAACAACGAGGTCCTGTCCCTGGCACCCAATCATCATCACCTAGAGCAACCTTTGGTTGTGCGTTCTGTTCTGTCTTTGCCTGTGCTAGACCACTATAAGCCCAGTTGGTGCTGACCACACCCACCAGCAATCCCACTAGCGCAGCAAACCCAATAGTTAAATTTTTCACTTTACTTCTCCTGGTTAGATTTCACACCCACCCGCAGCAGTGCATGCGAGTTCCTTTGCTGAAGTTGTTGTATCTGTCTCTTCCATAAACTCCACCCAGTTGATGTCAACGTTTTGGAGTCCAAGAAGTTCAGTATACTTGGCTTCATCAATTTCTTCGTAAGGTGCTTGACGATATGAACCGTTGTCACGTGGGAGGAAAGAGACACCTGAAAGAATCGAGATGTTCTTATAAACCCATGCACCAACTTCCATCCACTCATCATCGCCAACGTATACTGTAATTGAAGGCTTGTGCTCACACCAGTGATCCTGATAGATCTTCCAAAGTTCCAACTGTTCAATCGCAGTCATGTCATTGCGAGTGACAGAGTTCTTTGGTGCCTTCATTGGGAAACTGAATACCCAGTTTGACTTGCTGTAGAAATCTTCTTCAGCCTTGTATCCCTTGTCAATCATAAACTGAGCAAGTGGATCCTTCATATCTGCTCTTACACGGCGAATGTAAAACTGAGCATAACGTGGGTGAATGCCTGATGCGGAATCCACCAATTGAGAAACAGTGCCCGAAGGTTTAACGCAAGTGATTGAAGCTGACTGCGGAATACCAAGAGCATCCGCGAGTTCTTTATTGACTTCAACGCAATGTAAACGGATTTCATCAAGTGCATCTGCCAGTTTCTGTGACGGCTTATTTAGCAACTTATTATCGCAAATGCCAGTCAATGAAACACCAAGCAATCTTTCTTCATCGCAATTATTCTTCCATTTCTTATTGATATAACGGAAGTCTGTGAGTGTTGATTGCAATGTGCCAATGATTGTAGCCAAACGAGCCTTCCGCTTCAATGATTCAGTAGTATCTTCTGCGCGAACAACAATCTCAGAAAGATTACAGAATTCAAATGGACGTAAGATAATTTCAGAACATGGATTGGTTCCAAACTCATGCTTTGGATCACGGCGACCATTCTTCATCGCAACAGCCTGTGAAGCAGCGCGTGAGAAGATACCACGCTCACCTGAACGTGACATGTACAATGCATGCCATTCGTTCATGAACGTGTCCATGTCTACTTGTTTGTCATACACTGCCGAAATGTTTGCGAGTGCACGTTGACCATTGTGTGTCCACCAGTCACCCGATTTTGCATGACGCAAGTGGTCATCGTTGAGGTCGGTAAGAGAAATGAGAGCAGAACGGCGAACGCCACCGCAGACAACAATATCAGCAATTTTACATACGATGTCATGACATTCCAACGTGGTCAATTTTCTGCCACGAGCCTTTAGGAAAATGTTAAGTGTAAATTTGATTAGATCGACCAATGGTTCTGGACCAGAAGCGCGACCACCGAATGTCTTCAAACGCTCACCTGCTGGGCGAACCTTTGATACATCCCACTTTGCAATCTTTCCAGAATACAAAAGAGAAATGATTTCGCGATAAGCAGATGCCCAACCAATCTTGCTATCAGCAACGACTACAGTTGTATCTGTCTCATGAAGTTCTTCTGGAACCTCTGGCAATTTGTTTGTATAACGCGATTCAACAGAAAAACCAACACCAGTTCCGCACATCAAGATGTACATGATTTCGTCAAATGCTTTCGTGTTATCAATGGCGACATAGGAGCAATTATATCCAGCCACTTGATCTTTTTCCAAAGCAGGACCAGCAGTCATCAAACAACGCATTGATGGCATGACTTCCAAATTAATAATTGCTGTACGCAAATCATCCCATGGGACTTGCTTGTTGTTGTTTGTTTTTTCTTTAAAGAAATTGATATAACGATCTACAGTCTCATTCCACGTTTCACGACGACCCAATTCTTCGTTGAAACGGGCATAACGTGAAATATGAATGAAATCTTGATAGATGGATGGAAGTCTTGTAGCCATCATTTGCTCCTATTGTTCTACGAATTGTGTTGAAAGTGGGAATACCTCAGCGATGACTTTAGCGCACTCTTTAGCAATATTCATATGCTCAAGTTGCGTACCATTACCGCTGCGGAGTTGTATATAGTGAATCCAAGATCTTAGTGTTCCACTCATATACATGCGAGAAAGAGTAAGACCCTCTGGAAGAATAGCGCGAGCCTGTTCTTTGGCAATATTATGCTTAATTGCCCAAGCATAGTTAGTTTTGACTAATTCTAGGATCTGACGCTGACGTTCATGCCATTCGTACATAAGCATGTAGTCATCAGTCTTTACGCTGTTTTGACGATTTACAGGATCTTGAAGTCTTGCTTCGCGAATTTTGAAATCTAAATCCTTGGTCGGATCAGCATAACGCTGTGAAAATTCTTGGAATGAAAAAGAACGATGACGTAGAATTTGGCGAGCAATGTCGCGTGTTGTTTCAATTTCCAAACACATGGTTGCCATTTCTAATGGTGACCAATGTTGATGTTTGATCAAATACTTAATTAATTTTTCTGCCGTATCAGAATTAATTTGATTAGAGGGATTGGAGACTCTTGCGCAATATGCAACAAGATCCGTTGGCGTCTCCAATCCCTCAAGAACTGGCTTGCTAAAAGAGATCAATCTTACCTTCATATCAAAAATCCTTAACGTCAAATTCTAATGCTTTATGTTTCACTTCAAGTGTGCCGCCTTCTGCAGCAAGTGTTTGCGCACGAACGTATGCGTCTTTATAATCAGCAAAGATTGAATCGTCAAACCACCACCAAGCATCAATCACGAATTGTGGCTTGCGGCGATATTCAACATACCATTTGCCGTTATGGAATTGTACTCTCACTTTCGTGATTGGATGCTTAACAATTTCTAAACCGAGATCTTCTAGTGAACTCATCGTTAACACCTTTTCCAGTTCATGAACTTCAGCTTGGCTTCCAATCCGCTGAAAGTGTTGGCATTAATAATAATCTTTATTTGCTCAGAAGTCAATCCATTTAGAATCATTTCATTGATATCCTTACCATTTACTGCTTCTGGAAACAAACAAACTTTATAACCTTTATCAATCGACTTTTCAATTTGCTTCACAATATCTTTATTGCGAGGCTCATTATCATAAACCAAAACTACATCTAGTTCTGAAAGAACTGCTGCCACGCCGCCCAAATTACTATCGCCAGAGGCAATGCTATTTTCGAGAAATAAAGAATCAAACTGCCCTTCGACGACATAGACGCGTTCTTGCTTGCGCAGACGATGCAATCCAAACACCTTCTTCTCATCTGATATCTTTACCGTAACGTATCGAATTTTCGATTTGGAAGACAAAGCCCTCCCCGCGACGTTTGTTACCTGACTCTTTTCGTTAGTGTAAAAGAGTACGATACGCTCGTCGTTAGGGACCTCGTCTTTACCATGTTGGGGGAATTCTAGATCGAGAAAATCCTTAAACTTTTCTGTAAAGTATATTTCTTTCCAGTGTTTCTTGGGGATTTGTCTCTTTTGTATATAGTCACGCGCAGGGTGATCTGCGAGTAAATTTTCTATACAATAATGTGTAAACGCTCTTGATGATCTCTCCAGGCTTTCAACTGACGTTGAATCTCCGCTGGACTCGTTGAGAGTAGACTGGAATCTGGCGTAGGCGTTACCCTTGAGTTGTTGGAAAT